AAGCCCGATGGTTAGTCGGGCTTTTGAATTTGATTTAGAGAATGATCACCTGATGACTACCCGTGATCCCAACATATAACAAGCAGCGCATATCAACTGCTTGGTTCCTCCGACTGATTTGCCGTTTTTTATCGTGACACCAATCTTTGTTTCTATGACCTCGCGGCATCCGCATCGCGGGCATTGTGCTATCTGCTCAGGCTTATCCATCGCCTTGACGCGATCACGCACACGCTGTTTAGGCGTGTCTGCCTGCTGCGTTTTAGTGATGACTCTAAGCTTTGCCATACTCACTATTCTATGCCTGCTTTCCTAAAAGCGGCAGCATCTCGAGCGCGCAATTGCTCTAGCGTCAGCCACTTCCCCTTGTTGCTGTAGAAGTTCTCGAGATCTAGCCCGCCATCGCGCAGCAACTTGCCCCGAGTCTCGCCAAGAATGTCATCTTGCCTTGCGGCACTCTGCTGCTTGATCCATTCTGCATAGGTCATGTCGGCAGGGACTTGACCGTCCATACTCGCCCTAGTTTTAATGTCAGTCTCGTCAAGATCCAAGCCGAGTTCCCTGTAACTTTTGAGGACAGGAACGGAGGTAGATCTGCAGTTCCAATGCAAGCGCCCTGGTCCCGCAAGCCATGGGATGCTGTGATCTATCGGCTTGTGGTCATCAGTCGTATAGCGCAGATGATCCCTTATCCTGCATTGCGTAGATGTCTTATTGTCAAGCGTAGAAAGCCACATAACAGATTTCAGAATATCTGCGTTCGCCTCATAGGACTTGTCCCGCGTCACGCCTGCCATGTGGCTAATTGCCGTCTGCACCACTGCCTGCGCATGTCTGCGGTCGATCTCGATAATCCCGTCTGCGTAGCCCATCGCCCGAGTGCCGCGTATCCTCTGCACAATCTCGCTGTTCGACTGGCCTTCGACGTAGGCGATGCGGATCGCGTCACGAATGCGCGCCATGCGGTCCTCTTCGATGCTGCTCGCCCACTCCTTCAGCAACCTGCCCTGAAACGGCCTACTCATCGCCGCCGTATATGCCTGCTCTGCTGTCACTGCGGTATAGGTCACTTCGACAGGCAGCACATCCTCGAATAGTTGCTGCTGAAATCCGGTTTCGTAGTCAGCGAAGTCGCGCAATTCGCTCGAGAGTTCCTGCTCTACCTTTTCGTACGCCTGCTTGTTCAGCGAGCGGACAGACTGCAACATCGTCTCGAGCCGATCTACCGTAAAGTTATCCGGTGACACGCTCTCGAGCGCCTGCGAGATCTGCGCAAACAGGTCTGCATCTACCTTGTTCAGCACGGCGATAATGCGACGCACTACGCCATTGCTGTAGCGGTCAAGGTTGATCGCGTGTGCGACCGACTCATGCGCCAGGCGTTCGTTTGCTGTTAAGGCCATTTTGCTTATCGTTCATCGTGCCAAGTGCTGGCCCTTGTGCGTCAAGCCGCTCACGCTCTTGCTCCCACGTCAACTCTGGCCGGACGATATTACGGCGCTGCAGCTCCTCGAATACCGTTTCTTGCGACAGGTTGCCGCTTGCTCCCATCTTCTGCAGGATGTCTGCCGATGCCGCTGCGAGCGTTTCAACGCCGAAATCCTTGAAGATGGTCACATGACCGCCCTGCTTTTCTCCCACCCACTCAGCCATTAACTGCAGCGCCTGATCGATCGCGTCCTCCAGATCTTCCGTGATCCGCTGCAATGCGCAGCGCCCCTGCTCGTTATCAGCTTGCGTCTGCGCTTCCGTCATGTTCGCTGGCTTGATGACGAGCAGTTCCGCACCCGCTTGCCGCATCTGATCTTCTAGATCCAGCAGTGATTGCCTGCCTGCCTCGATCGATTTTCCAGAATGCTCAACAAACTTGACATCAGCATCCTGCGTTGTAGCCATGATTCCTGAGCTAGCGCCAACTGTGATATTTACATTCTCGCCAAGCATCTTCGCGAACAGGATCGGCACGCGGGCAACGTGCAAAATCGTGTCTTGGTCGCTCTGGCTATTCCAATGCTTGACGTTCATGTGCGCCATTTCGAGAAGCGGCGGCTTGCCGGTCATGAACCCTGTGCGCATTCCATACACGGGAACGAACGGGATCTTGCTCATTCCTTTTGTCACGCCTTCGGCGTACAAAACCCATTCTTCCGTCTTAGTTCCTTCTTTCTTGCGCCATACCTGCCAGCTACCGGGATACAGCACACGAACCTGCTCAATCTGCTTCTCGCCGAAGTCGCCATCGTATTCAGTGATGCATTCGAGGAGTCGCAACTGAGTCGGCACTTCCGCGCCATTGATGCGCTCAGATCTCCAGCCAAGCAGATTCTGCGGGTGTATCTGCACGAAATACGGACGCACGCCTGCTGCTGCTTCCTCTGCTGCTGTCCTGATTCCTTCGACTGGCGGGTAATCGACGAGGATTCCAGATAGCCCATACCCTAACGCCTGCTCTTCCAAACTCGCCGCGAAAGAGTGAAGGTTGCGCCCTTGAAGGTCGATATCCTCTGTCCACAGCTTGATCCTTGCTGGCACATCATCGCCGAGTGTCAGCGGTTTCGAGAATGGCTTGCTTGCCAATACCTCGATCGTTCTCGCGAATGCAGGGAACAGCGTTGCGGATTCAAGGCGAACGCAGTAACTTTCTTCCTCCTCGTTCGGCCACTTCTTCAGATGGCGCTTGCCTGCCTTGCGCATCGCAGGCGTACCACCGAGCAGATCAGTGATGATCGGCCAGTGGCATGACATCGCCGATACAGCACTTGATTCCTTTCTTACGCTATCGGCCATTGATGTTTTCCCCTGAGATGCAAAAACCCGGCACTTGGCCGGGTTTCGTATTGATTTTTGATGGTTATGCGCGCAGCGGTGTTACGGAAGCAGTTCTCTTGACGATCGGCCAGCGCTTCACGATGAAATATCCATTCGCGTCGTTCGGATGGTCAAAGCCAGATGTCTTGTCCGGTTCGCCGTTCTTGTCCCATACCTGCTGTTCCAGCGCCTCAGTCGTCACAGGGCACGCATCCGTATTGATCCTGAACCGGCGCTCGCCCTTGTCGTTCAGGATCATCGCGTTATAGGCATTTACCCGATCCTTGACCGCAGGGTTCGAATGATCGACCTCAATCTGGAAACCGGCCTGCCGCAGAATCGTCAGATCCGATTCGCTGGCATTCTTGCTGCTTGTGTTCTGCCCTGAAGCATCGGGATATATCTTCACCGCATGCCCCTTGTCCTTGAAGCGTTCTTTCAACAGCCGAGCCATGTCAGGCGTATCCCTGACTCCGGTCAGTTCTGCCAGTGTCAACGGCAAGCCATCCCGTACCACATTGACGCAGGCTGTCATTCGCAAGACATTGAAGTCCATTCCAACGTGCAGCGCTTCGCCTTCCTTGATCCGCTCGCTGGTATGGTTCAGTCTGCGGTCGAAGTTCGGATAGACGCTACCGCTCGCCAAGTTGACGAACATCCCGCGCAGATACGCCTCGATCAGTTGCGGCGGATAGCTTGCCCTCAACGAATCGATATAGTCATCCGGCAGGTTGATTTCGTTGTCATACGTGCTGGCATGAATCAGTCCGTACATCTGCCGATGCTCTGGATGATCACGTAACTGCTTGACGAACTGCTGATAGACGAACTTGAAGCCCTCCGGTGTCGTCGTGACATCAATGCCGTTCGGCAGGCCGTCCATCTTCACCCGCATACGGGCGATGATCTTGCGCCATGCAGTTGCAGCTTTTTCCAGCTTCATCACGTCCAACTCGTCGATCAGCGCCTTGCCGATCTTGAAACCGACGATTTCGCCAGGCTTGTCCATCGACCGGCAGAGAATCGTGCTGCGGTACTGCCTGCCGGCGAACAGATGTATTTCCTTGTTCGTCTCGTGAATCTTGGTGGACAATCCCCAATCGAACGCTACTTCATCGATGGTCGGATAGAAGATGTCCCGTATTTGCGGATAAGTCGGAGCAAAGTAACCTGAATTGACCTTCGGCCACTCCCAAGCGTGTTTGCATAGCCCTGCGCCACCTACCCAAGTTTTCCCGCTCCCGAAACCGGCCACAAATGCCTTGAACTTCTGCGGCATTGCGATGAAACGCGCCTGCGGAATGTTAAGAGTCGGGCTCATTCCGCTTGCTTGCATCCACCACGTTGACGGTTACATTGACTGGAATCGCCTGCGACTCATCATCTGCTACGTCTGGTTTGTCGCGCCATTTGGCAGGTTGTCTGTTCTTGAGCCAAAAGATGCCAGATGTCGGATCTGGTGGGTAATGCTTCGTGATGTCAGTGACGGTGATACTGCCCTCGTAGGAACTGATATGCACGTCAGGATGGCTGTAGCCAGTCGCCCTTTGGAATAGCTTTTCTGCAACCTCTGCATCAGCGAGCAACTTGCCCTTTTTTATGGACTCAAAAAAATCGGAATGATCGGTCTTCCAATTGTTAATTGTTTGCTCAGTAACCTCGAAGAAATCAGCGATTTCCTTGTCTGTTGCGCCTAGTTTGCACAGTTTCTCTACCTGTACGCTGTATTCTTTCTTGTACTTTGTTGGTCTTCCCCGCTCGTTCTTCTTTTCTGCGCTTTTCTTGCCCTTAGGTGCTGGCATATATGCCTCCTTACGGATGCTGTCACCCGTGGCGGCGGTCATCCTTGCTAATTTGGTTCATGCCCTGTATTTCTGCTTTATCTCGGCAACTGGAACGCCGGTCAGTTCATGGATGCGCAGGATGAAGAATGCGCTGATAGCGATCTGCCCATGCCTGATCCTGCATAT